GATTGATCCTCATGGGGCGACGAATCTTTCTCACCAATTAGCTGATGAACAATTAAATCCAATCACGATTATCCAAAATTACACCAACATGTCAGATCCCATGAAAGAGCTGGAGGCGGCGATTGAAGCGGGCCGTTTCCATCACGACGGGAACCCGATCATGACGTGGTGTATGGGTAATGTTGTTGGCAAGTATCTGCCGGGTAACGATGATGTGGTTCGTCCCATCAAAGAGCAATCAGAAAATAAAATCGACGGTGCGGTAGCGCTGATGATGGCGATTGGCCGGGCTATGTTAAATGAGCCTTCGGACTTCCTTTCCTCTCTCGATCCTGACGAAGAATTATTAATGCTATGAAACTACTGATTATAGACCTGTTGGGGCTAACCGGCTTTGGCTTACTCACATTCGGGCTTTACCTGCAATATGGCACGGCTATTGCTTTACAAGCGGGAGGCTGTGGACTGTTGGCATTTGCCCTAACCGCAGCATGGAGGAATAGGCGTGTTACTTGATGCTATTTTTCGTAGTGAACCGTTGGAAAATCCGGCCAATCCGATCACGGGCGAAAGTCTTGATGAGGGTTTTAGGTCCGGTGATGTCTATGTCAGCCCGGAAACCTCACTGAAATTATCGGCGGTTTACGCCTGTATTTATGTATTGTCCTCTAACGTGGCTCAAATGCCACTGCATGTGATGCGTAAAACGGGTAATCAGGTAGAACAGGCGCGCGATCACCCGGTTTTCTACTTGTTACACGATGAGCCGAACGAGTGGCAGACAAGCTACAAATGGCGGGAGCTGAAACAGCGCCATATCTTAGGATGGGGCAACGGTTATTCGTGGATTAAACGCAGTCGCCGGGGAGAAGTGACTGCGATAGATGCCTGTATGCCGTGGCAGACTACGCTGATTAATACCGGCGGTCGTTATACCTACGGTGTGTATAACGAGGAGGGCAGCTTTGCCGTGAGTCCTCACGATATGATCCACCTCCGTGCTTTAGGCAATAACCAAAAAATGGGGTTGAGTCCTATCCTGCAACACGCTGAAACTATTGGCATGGGCATGAGTGGGCAGCAGTACACCAGTAACTTTTTTGGCGGTAATGCTCGCCCCGCAGGGATTGTTTCAGTAAAAGGTGAGTTGAATAAAGATTCTTGGGGACGACTAAAAGAGATGTGGAAAAAGGCGGCGCAGGCGCTTCGCAGTCAGGAAAATAAAACGTTGCTGCTCCCTGCTGATCTGGATTACCAGGCGCTGACGGTTTCCCCTGTAGACGCGCAGTTAATTGATTTAATGAAACTGAACCGGTCACAGATTGCCGGGATTTTTAACGTTCCGGCGCACATGATTAATGACCTGGAGAAAGCCACGTTCTCCAACATTACCCAGCAGGCCATTCAATTTGTTCGTTATACGATGATGCCGTGGGTGACTAACTGGGAACAGGAATTAAATCGTCGCTTGTTTACTCTCGCAGAGCGCAAAGCAGGGTATTACGTTCGCTTTAATCTGGCCGGACTGCTTCGGGGTACACCCCAAGAGCGGGCCAATTTCTATCATTTTGCTATTACTGACGGCTGGATGAGTCGCAATGAGGCTCGCGCGCTTGAAGATATGAACCCGGTAGACGGGCTGGATAAGATGCTGGTCAGCGTCAATGCGGCCAATCCTGTCAACACAGATCAGGACAAAGAGGAAAAACAGAATGAGTGACAGAGAAACCCGCTGTTACAGCGGTGAGGTACGCGCTGAACAACAGGAGAATCAGCCCACGCGGATCGTCGGCTACGGTTCAGTTTTCAACAGCCGTTCTGAGCCGTTGTGGGGATTCAGAGAAATTATTAAGCCCGGCGCTTTTGACGAGGTACTGAATGATGATGTTCGGGGTCTGTTTAACCATGATCCTAATTTTATTTTGGGACGAAGCATATCAGGAACATTAACGGTATCGGTCGATGAGCGTGGACTGCAATACGATATTTCGGCCCCGGATACTCAGACTATCCGTGATCTGGTACTGGCTCCGATGCTGCGCGGCGATATCAATCAATCGTCGTTTGCGTTCCGGGTTGCCCGTGATGGGGAGAATTGGTACGAAGATGATGAAGGCATTGTTATCCGGGAAATTAGCCAGTTTTCGCGCTTATTTGATGTCAGCCCGGTGACGTACCCCGCTTACCAGGAAGCCGATTCCGGCGTTCGTTCACTGAAAGCCTGGCAGGAAGCGCGTCACAGCGGCGCGTTACAGAAAGCTATTAACCAACGTATGGCGCGTGAGCGTCTACTCACTTTATTAAATGTGTAGGACTGAGAAAATACCATGACGATGAAATTGCATGATTTAAAACAAAAACGTAATACCGCGGCGACTGACATGCGTGCCCTGCATGACAAAATTGGTGATAACAACTGGACGGATGAACAGCGTACTGAATGGGGCCAGGCAAAAGAGGTGTTGCAAAAGCTGGATGATCAGATTGCTCGCGAAGAAGAACTTCGGACTCTCGATCAGCAATTTATTGAAGAGACTCAGAAAGAACAGCGTCAGCAACTGAACAGTGATCCGGAAAGACAACAGCAGGAAAAACGCGCAGCCGCCTTTGATAAGTTTCTCCGCCAAGGTTTTGGCGAATTGAACGCGGAAGAGCGAGCTGCGCTTCGTGAACTCCGTGCACAGGGTACATCTCCTGAGGAGAAGGGCGGTTACACTGTCCCTACTCAGATGTTGAATAAAATCGTTGATTCGATGAAAGCTTACGGCGGTATTGCCAGTGTTGCGCAAATCCTGACTTCTTCCAATGGGCAGGATATCACCTGGTCAACCTCTGATGGTACAGCAGAAGAAGGGGAGCTGTTAGGAGAAAATACTGCTGCATCAGAGCAAGATGTCGAATTTGGCACGGCGATTCTGGGAGCAAAAAAACTCACCTCTAAAATTATCCGTGTGTCTGACGAGTTGCTACAGGATAGTGGTGTTGATATTGAAGCTTATCTGGCGGGCCGCATTGCGCAGCGTATTGGGCGTGGTGAAGCTAAATATCTCGTCAAAGGAACTGGGGCAGGTACCCCGCTACAGCCGAAAGGCCTGGAAGTTTCCGTGACCGGGACGACAACGGCAAAAGCCGCGACGCTGGCCTGGCAGGATATTAATGGGTTAAAGCACAGCATTGATCCCGCTTATCGCAATGGCCCGCAGTTTAGGCTGGCATTTAACGATAATACGTTAAAAATTATCAGTGAAATGGTGGATACGCAGGGCCGTCCGCTGTGGTTGCCGGATATTGTTGGTGTGGCACCGGCTTCTGTGCTGAATGTCCCGTATGTCATCGATCAAGCGATTGCGGATATAGAGGCCGGCAAGAAGTTCATCTATTGCGGTGACTTTAACCGCTTTATTTTGCGTCGTATCACCTACATGACATTGAAACGATTGGTTGAGCGTTACGCAGAGTTTGACCAAACGGCATTCTTGGCATTTCACCGTTTTGACTGTGTATTAGAAGATACGGCGGCAATTAAAGCGCTGGTGGGTGCGGGTAAAAGCACGGCTTAAGAATCCCATATGTTTTCAATAACCGCCGCTGATGCGGTTTTTTTTGTGCCCGTAATTCGGCAACGGGTTACGGGCTGGGTGATTTATGGTACCGACAATTGAAGAATTACGGGCGCAATGTCGCATCGATACGGATGAAGAAGATAGCTTACTGACAACGTATGCAAAAGCCGCCCGCCAACGCGCCGAGAATTTTATTAACCGACCGCTTTTTGATGACCGGGTTCCTGATGATATCAGTGAGGGTTTGGTTATTACTGACGATATCAAATTAGCGATTATGCTGGCTGTTGGGTTCTGGTATGAAAACAGGGAGCCTAAAGCGTTACCGGCTGGGTTCAAAAATTTATTAGAACCGTACCGATTTATACCCTTGTGAGAAAATAAATGATTGAAACAGGCAAGCTGCGTTTTCGTGTTGGTTTGCATCGTGTCACAACAGTTCGTGATCCGAAGACGGGTGCAGAAAAGACGGTCTCTGAGTTAGTCGCTACGGTTTGGTCGGGTATTGAGCCGATATCTAACCGAAAAATCAGGACGCTGGATCAACAACAGGTGGTTGAAACGCTATTGTTTACGCTGCGTCCGCGAAAAGATGTCGAAATTGACTGGCAAATAACCTGGAAAGGTCGCGTGTTTACCGTGCGTGCCGCAGACCGTACTAAACCTGACAAACTCCTTATTACGGCGGAGGCGGATGCGCGGCATGATCGAATATGACATTAAAGCCTCACTGGAAGAAATCACCGGATTACCCGCTTACCCGTTGTTACTTCCTGATAATCTTCAAGAAGGGGTGACCTACCAGCGCATCAGTGATCCGAAATTTGACACCGGTCTGGCGGTCACTTCGTTAGTCAACGCCCGGTTTCAGATAGCGATTTATCTCATTGATGATTATGCCCGTCTGCTTGAGCTGGATAGGACTGTCAGAAAGGTGTGGGAAAATATCACTCACGGCCATATCGGGCACTATCCCGTTCAAACAGTGACAAGAGGGGTTTTGCACCAGGATAAAACCGATCTGACAAAAGGCCGGGTGCAATATCGTATGACAAGGGATTTCATTATTTGTTATTCGGAGGATGCGCATGATTAGAGTGGAAGTTAAGGGGCTTAAAGAACTGGAATATGAATTAAATAAGCTGGGAGAGCAGGTAACAACAAAAATACTACGAAATGCAGGCCGGGAAGCATTAGCTGTCGTCAGAGATGATATGAAGGAGCATGCGGGTTATGACAAAACCAGCCCCGGACCGCATATGCGCGACAGTATCAAAATTCGCAGTACAAGCCGGATGAAAGATGAGAAATCACTGACAGTGATGACGCTTAAAGTGGGGCCGGGTAAAGCCCATCACATGAAAGCGTTGGCGCAAGAATTCGGCACATCAAAGCAAATCCCAAAACCCTTTATTCGCCCCGCCCTTGACTACAACAGAGCGGCCGTATTAAAGACGCTCGTGACAGAAATCCGCGCCGCGTTAAGTCGTTATAGCCAATAAATCAATATCTTGGAGTAAAAATTATGGCTGATAAATCTTCGCCAGAGTATGCCGTGTTGCCAAATGGCGCGGTCGTTAAATTTGGCAAACCGGGTGAAACCGTTGATGTAATGAAATCCCTCGTCAACTGTAAAGCACTGGGGGCCACAGGGTTAACGGGCAGTTTCATTGATTGCACCACCCTCATTGACAAGAATAAACAGTTTATTTCTGACATGCCCGAAGGACCGGAAAAAACACTGGGGTTCGTTGATGATCCTGAAAATGTCAATTTCACGGCTTTTCTGAATGCGGCTCAGCAACGTGAAACCGTGCAGTTCTATGTTGAATTGCCCAATAAACGCACGGCAACAATGATCTTGGCGTTGTCAGGCTGGGAAATGAACGAAATTACGGCACCTGCCAGTGAAGTGATTCAAATCACCGTCAAGGGCAAGCAGAACAATTTAACCTGGGGCGTTGTTACCACCAAGCCAGCTACAAACGGAGGCAATCAATGAGTTTAAAAGCCGATCTTCTGTCACCCGTCAACAGCGCGAAAGCATATTCCTTGTTTGGCGCAAAAGTTTTTCTTCGCCGCCTCTCGGTGAATGAATTGTATTTACATGAACAAGCGCTGAAAGAGGCTGAATCGGACAATATGCAGGCCAGTATAGCGGGGGCCAAACTTATCTTATCAGCGATTACAAATGAACACGGTGATCCCGTCTTGCCCACTGACTTACCGTCCCCGGAAGAACTGCTGAATATTCACGACACGGTTTCTTTTATTGACGCGCTGAATACTGTCCAGAAGCATAGCTACGGGACAGTCGAGGAAGCTCAAAAAAAACTGATTGACTCACCCGCCTTGCGGCTGATTTTTGAGTTAGCTGATAGGTGGGGTGAGCCAGATCCCCGCAAAATCGCCGCGTTGCCTGCCAATGTGCTTCGTCACTGGCAGGCATTTTTTATGCTGAATGCTCAGGAAAATGATTTAGGCACTGAACCGGTCTCTGTCAACTGTGAGGTTTCAGATGATATCACCGTGCAATGTAACGATGTAATGAGGGTTTTAAATGGCTGACGTGGCAAGCTTGGCGGTAGCGCTGCACCTCAATGCCGCCAGTTTTAAATCACAGGTGGTGGATGCTTACCGGGGCGCGGCTACTGAATCGAAAAAATTCAACACGCAGGCGCAGCAGGATTCATTAAATACCGGCAACGCGTTAGCCAAGATTGGGCGACAGGCTAAAAGTGCGGGCGTACAGATTAACCAGTTTGGCGGCAGCTTAAACCGCACCCAAACCGGGGTGGGTCATTTACGGTACGTGTTAGACAGCCTGGCGGCGGGGAGCAATGTGGCCGCCAGTTCACTGACCGGGGCGCTGGTACCCGCCATTGAAAAAACATTCGGTAATATTAATACGCTGTCTTTTTCATTACAGGAACAAAAACGCGCCGCGGCGGAAGTGGCGGCGCAGTCCATGAAAACCGCTCAGGCACAGATTGAACAGGCTCAGTCTGCGCGGACGAGTGCACAAAGCCAGTTTCAATTAGCAAAGCGCGCAAGAGATCAGGCCGTTGCCCAGCGTGAGCAGGCATTTGCCTTAGATGAGTACTACGACCGCCAGGTTGAAATCAATAAACAATATGGTGTCACCGCTAAGTATACCGAAGAGCACGCGAAGAATGCGCGCACCATCCAGGAAGCGAATATTGCCGAAGCCGCCGCTAAAGAGAAAATGCTGACCGCCACTCATGCCGTTGTCGAAGCGGATAAAAGCGAGTCGGACGGTAAACGCAATCTGTTGGCCGCCACAAATCAGATGACAACCGCTAACCGGGAGCTTTCTTTTGGGGCTCGGGCCGCGGCGACAAGTACCCATTTGTTGCGCAGTTCACTGGCGTTGATAGGGGGACCGGTTGGGGCTGTGGTGCTGGCAACGGTGGCCGCTTTTACTGCGTTGTGGTCACAAATTAAAAGTGCCGAGGAGCAACAAAAAGCCTTTAATGCGGCCATACTGAAAGGCGGCACAGGGTTGACAACGACCGCTTATGATCTCAAGCAATTATCGTTGTCGCTGGGCGGAACGGCCGAGGCAGTAAAATCGGTTACGGCAGCGGCCAGTGCCGGGTTTACGGGGGATATGTTGTCTCAGGTTTCGGCCCTCGGTAAAAGGCTTGAGGAAACAGGCGGCAGTGTTGATAGCTTGATCTCGCGTCTGGTCAGCATTGGCAATGAGCCCCTCAAGGCGCTGGAAAGCCTGACCAATCAGGGCATGATGTTAGATGCCGCCATTGTTAAACAGATTGCCAATCTTGAGCGGGCTGGAAAAACGGAAGAAGCCAAGGCGCTTGCCAGAACTCAGACGCTCCAGGCGGAAAAGAAACAACACGAAGAATCACTCGCGTACAGCAAAAAACAGGAAGAACAACTTAAAAACTTAACGACACAATGGGGGTATCTGGCAACAGCAATAGGCACGACGAGCGCTATCCAGTTACAGGCTATGCAGGATGCCGAGCGGGAAAAAGTGTTAACCAAACAGGCAGAGGAAAATAAGCGGCGCCAGCAGGCAGCACAACAGCAACGACAGGATGCTATTGATTTAATTAAAACTGAAAACTAAATCACTGCGGCTGTCAATGCCGGTATAGATCCCCAAAAAGAACGTGCCCGCCTGACCAAGGAAATCAAAGCGCGTCATGATGCCGGAAAAATGAGCGCCGAGCAGTATGCCCAGGCGCTTAAAGGGCTGGATAAGATGTACAGCGGCAAACCTAAATCGTTTACTGACAGTGAGGGGGTCAGACGCCTTCAGGAGCTCAGGGAACAAACCGCGACATTAAAAGCCCAGGCTAGTGAGTCCGTTAATTTAACGGCGTCTCAGCGCAAACTCGTGGCATTTGAACAGGAAATTGCCGGATTCAAAGGGAAAAGGCTGACGGACGGACAAAAAAGCCTGGTCGCAATGAAAGAAGAAATTGCGGCGCAGTTAAACCAAAATATTTTGCTGGAAAAAGCCAATGAACAGCGGGAGTTGGGTAAAAAGTTGCAGGAGCAAACACGGGATATGGTTGCCCGGACTTACTCGCTTCAACAGGACGCGGATAACCAGATTGCGCAAATGACGATGCCCTCGGCAGAGTATGATCAAATGATTGCCGAGCAACAAATCCGTGATGATTTTCGCCAGCGGCGCTGGCAGTTAGACAAAGAAGTCGCTGATAAAACCTCAGCTTTGTATGTTGAACAAACCGGCATCTTACAAAGTGAACAACAACGTCAATTAGATATTGTCAAAAATACCGCACAACAAAAAGCCGAGGTTGAGGGCAGTTTCTCCGCAGGGCTGAAAAGAGGGTTTACGGACTGGGGGGAAAGTGCCAGCAACACTTTTGCTAATATGCGTGACATCTCCACGAAGGCCCTGGACGGCATGGCGAATTCACTGACGGAGTTAGCCGTCACAGGTAAGGCCAGTTTTGGCGATATGGCGAAATCTATTATTAAAGATTTGGCGAATATGACTATCAGAATGGCTATGTTTAATGCCGTTAAAGCGGGCATGTCTTTTTTGGGTGCCGGTATTGCGGGGGGTGCTGATACCGGTTCTGTTAATAACGCTTTCAGCGGCGGCGCTTATAACAACCTTTCATTCAACGCGAAAGGGGGTGTTTACCGTTCTCCCAGTTTGAGTGCTTACAGCGGTCAGGTAGTCAGTCAGCCGACATTCTTTGCGTTTGCTCAAGGTGCCGGGTTAATGGGTGAAGCCGGGCCAGAGGCCATCTTACCGTTAAAACGTGGCCCGGATGGTTCATTGGGTGTCAGGGCGTCCAGCTCCAATACACCCGCGGTCAGCGCTGCCCCGCAAGTCTATATCACCATCAATAATGAACAGACGGAGTCACAAGCTTCCCCAGGATGGGAGCAGTTTGGGCGCTCAATTGGTCAGTTTGTTGATGGCCGATACCGTGAGTTGCGCGATCGAGATTTGCGACCGGGTGGCCCGTTATGGAGAAGATAATTGAATGATTGAAACATTTAACTGGAGCCCCCGAACCAGTGCTGCTTCTGACGTGGGGTTTCGTATTAGAAAGGCTCAGTTCGGGGATGGTTACACACAAGTGGCCGGTGACGGTATTAATCCGCGCAGCCAAAAATGGGCATTATCATTTGTCGGTAACGAGGCGTATATCCGGGCAATTGTGGATTTCCTTGATCGCCACAGTGGTTACAAATCGTTCCAGTGGGCCCCGCCACTTGCTGATACTGGCCTCTATCGTTGCGACGCATACAAGCCAACCGCCCTCGGCGGCGGGAATTACTCACTGTCGGCTAGCTTCATTCAAGCCTATCACCCTTAGGAGCATCATTATGATCAATGCTGATGTGCAAAAATTAGAACCGGGCAGCACCCTTCGATTATATGAAGTTGACGGAACGGCGTTCGGTACCGATATCTTAAGATTTCACAATGAGACCATTCCTTATACAGCACAAGAGTTGGCAGCAGCAGGCAGCAATAAGGCTGCATTACCGAAGAAATCCATCTGGTGGCAGGAGAAAGAGTACGGACCGTGGCCGGTTAATATTGAGGGCTTAGATATGTCAAGTGACGGGCAGTCCGCGCGGCCTAAGTTAACCGTTGCAAATATTGACGGGCTGATTACCGCGCTATGTCTTCAATTCGATGATATGGTTCAGGCAAAGGTGACGATCCATGATACTTTCGTTCACTACCTTGATGCAAAAAACTTCCCAAGGCGGAAATTCAACCGCCGATCCCGAACAAGAAAGGGTTCAGGTCTTCTATATTGATAGAAAAGAATCAGAAGATGATGAAGAGGTGAAATTTGAGCTTGCGAGTCCCGCAGATTTGCAGGGGCTGAAAATCCCGACACGACAAATTCATTCTATTTGTACCTGGTGCGCACGTGGCTGGTATCGGACGGGAAAAGGTTGTGATTATGCCGGTACCCGTTATTTTGACGAGAACGACAACCCGGTTGATGACCCCAGTAAAGATAAGTGTTCGGGTCTGTTAATTGCTTGTCAGCTGCGCATTGGTAAAGAGGAACCGTTGCCGTTCGGCGGCTTCCCCGGCTCGGCATTAATCAGGCGGTAATATGCGTGACAAGACACTGAAAGCGATTTTTGCACACGCAGAATCAGAATATCCGAAAGAGTGTTGTGGGGTTATTGCTCAAAAAAGCCGGATAGAAAAGTATTTCCCGTGCCGGAACTTGGCAATAGAACCGGAGGAACAATTTCATCTTGATCCGGTTGACTATATCAATGCAGAAGATTGGGGAACAATAACAGCGATTGTTCATAGTCACCCGGACGCAACGACCCAGCCGAGTGAACTGGATAAAGCTCAATGTGATGCAACTGAATTGCCGTGGCACATTGTTAGCTGGCCCGAAGGGGATTTAAGAACTGTCCAGCCCCGCGGTGAATTGCCCTTGATTGGTCGACCTTTTGTACTAGGCCATACCGATTGCTGGGGGTTAATCATGGGCTACTTTCAGCAAGAGCACGGCATTGAACTGCATGATTATCGGGTTGATTACTGCTGGTGGGAAAATGGCGAAGAAAACCGCTATTTAGACAACTGGTATGAGTGTGGCTTTCGGGAGTTCAGCGGCGTGCTACAACCTGGGGATATGGTGATCATGCAAGTTTCTGCTCCTGTAGCGAACCATGCGGGTATTATTCTGTCTGATAATATGTTATTGCATCATATGTACGGACAACTGAGTCAGCGGGTGCCTTACGGCGGTTACTGGAAAGAGCGAACGGTAAAGGTATTGCGTCATAAAGACTTGTTGTGATTTATTCTTTTTTTTTTGACTTAGAGAAAAGAGCAATGAAGAAATTATTTCTAATGACGGCTTTAGTTTGTTTGATGTTAATGAGTGGGTGTGTAGGGGTTGCAAGTAAGGATATAAGAAGCGTTAGGCATGAAGTGTTTTTTTTCAGATAAAAGCCCCGATAATTTTAGATATTGTTTAACTGATAATTTAGACAATTTAAGAGATGGTAGAATGTTAATAGAACCAGTTTTAAATTCTAAGTCGGTGGAAATATTGATTGGAGGACAGCAACTATTAAAGATGAGATATTATCACAGAGTGGTTATTTCGGAAGATAGAGGAAAGACCAAGGTGTCAATACAGAGTTTAGATGACTATTATCGTCCACTAACAAAAAATGAATTGAAAGCAATGGCTGAAAATTGTTTATAGCCGAAGGTGAATGCAGGAATAACCTAATGAGGTAGAAAATGGCTTTTATTGATGTACCGATGAGAACAATCCGTATGCACGGACCGTTAATTAAATATTTCGGTAAAGAATTTAGATATAAAGCATTAGATGTGAAAAAAGCAATTGATGCTATGCGTTGTTTATTGCCGGGTTTTGAGAAATATATGATGGAGGCTCACAAGAAAGGGCTGACATTTGCGATTTTTGTTGGCGGTAAAAATATCAGCAAAGATGAACTGGATATGACAAAAGGCACGGAAGATATTCATATTTTGCCCGTGATCATTGGCAGCAAGCGCGGAGGATTATTTCAAACAATATTAGGTGTGGCTTTAATTGCGGCGGCTATCTGGAACCCTTTATCTTTAATGTCAACAGCATTCGCGCAAGGGATGGGTATGGTAGGGGCATCAATGGCTTTAGGCGGTGTTGTTCAAATGCTGTCGCCGCAAATGCCCGGTTTGAGAATGCGAGAATCCCCGGATAATAAACCCTCATATGCTTTCGGCGGACCAGTCAACACCACAGCCCAGGGCAATCCGGTTGCCGTACTGTACGGAACGCGCGAAATCGGCGGGGCAATTATTTCAGCTGGGATATATACCGAAGATCAGCAATAAATCACAAACCAGGGATGGCTCACTGTAAATAAATTCAGTAGCGTATAGATATATATATTTTGCTTTGTTATATTCTGGGCGGGCGCTTGGGACTATCTGTCTCTGGCGTGCTGGAGCAGATAGAAGAAAGCCCCAAATGATCTTTCAATCAATTTGAGGCGCATCTAATGCTCGACAACATAAGATTAGCCTCTTACACGCCGAAAGGCAAGGAGACGCTAACCATGAAACAGCAAAAAGCGATATTTATCGCCATCGTTATTTGTATTGCCGCTTTAGCGGCTGTGCTGGTCACGAGGAAGGACCTCTGTGAGGTTCGCATCCGAAGCGGGTCAAACGGAGGTTGCTGTTTTCATGGATTACGAACCCAAGTAAGAGCAACGGCGGGGAGCAATCCCCGCCATCTCTTGTTGTTGAACATGGCTCTCAAGCGCCCTATCACCAACTCTTAATTGCTATCTCATCATTTTATTCATTTTTAAGCCGCTTAATTGCGGTTTTTTTGCATTTAATTAACCAGCTCTGGCAGGGGTTTTACGGGGGAAACATGGCAAAAATGATCAAAGGCCGCAAAGGTGGTGGTGGCAAGCAACGCACTCCAATTGAGGCACCGGATAGCATTCAATCGATATCTAAAGCTAAGTTACTACTAGCGCTTGGTGAGGGTGAGTTCGCTGGTGGGCTGGAGGGTACCAATATTTACTTGGATGATACGCCTATTGCCAATGATGATGGGAGCCTGAATTTTGCCGGGGTTAAATGGGAGTTTCGGCCGGGTACTCAATCACAAGAATATATTCAGGGGATACCCGCCGCTGAAAATGAAATCAGAATAGGCACGGAGCTAAAAAGTGATCATCCGTGGATACGTGCTGTTTCTAACACTAAGCTATCTGCCGTCCGTTTGCGCCTTGGCTGGCCCAACTTGCAACTACAAAAAGAAAGTAATGGGGATACAGTGGGTTATCGCATTGAGTATGCGATAGATGTTGCTACTGATGGCGGAGCTTATAAAGAGGTCCTGAAAGCCGCGGTTGACGGTAAGACAACAACACTTTATGAGCGCTCATACCGTATTGACTTACCCAGTGCTACTACAGGCTGGCAAATCAGAGTAAGAAGGCTGACGCCAAATAAGAATACAGTCAGAATTGCGGACAAAATGTTTGTACAAGCGATCACGGAAGTTATCGACGCAAAACTTCGGTACCCTAATACCGCCTTGCTCTATGTTGAATTTGATTCCAAGCAATTTCCAGATATTCCTAGAATCAGTTGTAAACCGAAAGGCCGCGTTATCCGTGTGCCGTCAAATTATGATCCGGTAACGCGGGCCTATTCAGGGATATGGGACGGTACGTTTAAGTGGGCATATTCAGATAACCCGGCCTGGATTTTCTACGATCTTATCTTGTCGGATATGTTCGGCCTGGGGAGCAGAATCAACTCAACACTAGTCAGCGAAGCAGAACTTTATCGTATTGCCCAGTATTGCGATCAATTGGTACCGGATGGCCGGGGTGGTGATGGCAAAGAAC